AGCCTGATCAATATCAGTTTTAGGAACAACTACTTCGTCTGGTTCTTTTTTAAGATTGCCGCCACGCGTTATTTTTCCTAAATCACTATTGATTTTCTTTATTCTATCTTGTTCTTCTTTTGATAAAGTGAACACATCCTTACCATCAACCTTACCACCTTCTGACTTTAGGGTATTTGCTTTGGCTTTTAAATCAGCCAATTCCGATTCAAGTTTTTTCTTTTCTTCAAAGATAGCATCAACGTCTTTTTTGTATTTTTCGTCGCCGAGCGCGGCCTTGTCTGCGTCACTTTCTAAATCTGTATCAGACTTTTGTTTTTCCCGTGGCAGTTTATTATTTGCTTCTTTCAACTTCTTCAATTTTTCTTCTTTAATTTTCGCAAACATATCGCGTCCGATATCAGTACCACCAGCAAATCCTTTACGGAAATCATTTTTCTCTTGTTCTGCTTTATCTTTATCATCGAGGTGTTCATGTACACGGGAGAAAACTGAACCCATAATAGAAGTTGGATCACCAGCATATTTTGCTGCAGCCATTCCAACCAATCCTTTAACAGAAACCAGAGATTTGATGCTATCAGTCTTTCCCTTTACTACATCCTTCAAGGCTCCTTTGATAATACCACCAATTGTCTTGACTTCATCGGGTTTTCCAGCAGCACCCGGCAGTTTTCCATTTTTACCAGGAACAACACCCTTAAGAACAGTACCAATCTGAACCAAAGTCTTAATCAGATTTTTGGAATTTTTATCGTCAACAACACCTTGCTTCAACTGTTTCTGAAGCAAATCTTTGCGTTCCTTCTCCATCTTTTCCGTCTGCGCATTTTTGATATTGGGTGCAGAGATTATTACCGGTTCGGCCTGAGCTGGCGGATTGTCTGTTTTTGGTTTTTCAGCCATGATTACCTATTCTTGAGCTTTTGAGCTTCTTCTTCGAGGTGTCGCATCAGTAGATTAACATATATGTCACGTTCAAATGGTAACATATTATCAAGGTCACTTAGCGTATAATTGTAGTGCTGCATGAGCGAAAAATTCGTTTTGTAGTGGTTAAAAATCGAATCATCGCACATGCACGCTAAAAAAAATCATTTATGCCTTTTAGTTCATATGTATGATCTGTTCCACATTTAGTGCATTTCCAATCTGCATCAATCTTTGCATAGGGGACATTTGCATAGAATGCTTCAATCTTCTCATATTGTTTACTGGAAAGATTGTCAAGAAAATCAACAATTTCCTCAGATTTCAAATCCGAAACATCATGGCTTTCATCTCCACGGTATACCGTCTTGATGCATTTTGAAATTGCTTCTGCTTCGTCCTTAATATCAAGTAAATCGGATATTCCAGGATACTTTAGTTCAACACTAAGATCATTGTCAAGTTTGATCAGATTATTTGTTTTTTCTAGTCCATGTACTGTAACATTGGTTAGGTTGATAGAAACGGTGTTCTTTTCTTGACATTTGTTGCAAGTAAAAATAAGACTTGAAAATTCCTCAATTGACTTACAACGGATTTTAACAAAAAGATATTCGACGTCAAAGGTAGAAAGATTATATGAATTTCCATTGGTTACACATGACCGAACAACTTTCTCCAATGTAGCAATCATAGTATCATTGTTACCAGATTCTTGAGCCATCATTAAGGCCCGTTCCTCTTTGACAACAAATGGACGGAACTTAATCGGTTCTTTTGATGATGGAATTTTGTCAGTATAAATTGTCGTGGTAATTAAATCAGATAGTGCCATTTTGACCCTTTAATAGTTTAGCCAGTTCATTGGGGGTACCAACGAATAAATTATTGTTTGTGATATTTCCTGCTGCGTCTTGAGTTTTTCCACCTGCGTCACGTTTCATCTTTTGCTTGGTTGAATGTGAATCAATAAGTCTTGTTGATAAATCAGCTGAAGCATTTATCATTCCCGTAACAACTTCAAATGCTCTTGGTGCTTCGGAACTACGAGCAATCTCTAGTGCGTCATACAAAGAATCTTTGGTCATCTTTATCAAATCTTTTAGATTATCCTGTGCAAGACGGATATCAGAATCTGATTCTGTCTCCACTTCCGGAAATTGAACCACATCAGTTGACGGTTCATAATTCTTCATAAGATTATCAACTAATCTATTTGGTGTATGTTCCACGTCAAATATCTCACTTATTGCTTTGGTCATCCTGTATAACTCACTTGACTATTGTTGGGATTAATGTTATTATTTAACCCAGTTGGTGGATTGGAGAAATTCATTCCCGCAATGGATGATGTAGTGTTTGCATTATTTCCAAAAACTTTACTCATATTTCCAATTGAATTCATCATACCCGTTGTTGCACCCGGTACATTAGCAAGTGAACGTTGAATATTGGCCAGTTCTCCACCTACACTTCCTGTAACAGCACCAAGCGAACTTAATGCTCCGGGAATGCCGTTTAGTTGGCCAACAACTGAAACCACACCAGCTACACCATTCAGATTACTAACAACTCCACCAATATTTGTCTTAATACCCATTCTTCCTAGAAGATTATCAACAGAAGAAAGTACACCACTCATACTTGTAACTCCACCAGCAATTGCTTGCATTGGAGCAAGAATAGTATTGAGATTACTTCCGATATCACCAATGCCTGCACCAATCATGCTGCTAGCAGTTCCGAGTTGATTCATATATTTCCCCATTAATGAACCAACTTGAGTTCCATCTGCTAGATTTGATAAACTCTTAACACCATTCGCAGCTTGGTTTGCTGCATCCAATGCGGAAGAACCCATAATTGGTCCAAGAGCTGTAGCAGCTGCTACACCATTGCCACCAAAGGGTGAGGTTGGATCACCAAGTGTACTATTATCAAAAGCACGCAGAGCCGATGGTGAATTCAACTTTAATGGATTCAGCTCAGGATCAATCAGTGAATTTGAAGTGGTATATGAGTACCATGTTCTATATGCAAATGATACATTCAATGTCATCGGGTGATTATTGTCATATGACACACCCGTAGTTGCTATATTTATAGGAAAACACTCCTGATAATATGCAGAAAAAATACGTTGACCGGATTTATCCAAGTTGTGCACAGCAATCTCTTTGGTATATTGATTATAGAATCCAAGAGTTTTGTAACCCTTAGAATAAATCATATTCATCCATTGCTCAAAATAATCATGTACATCAAACTGAGATGTTACCAAGAATGTTAATTGCAGCTGGCCAAAATCTGCCCCACCCGCAAGAAAGTTGTTTTCTCCAAATATTTTCTGCTCAGTTACTCGTATTCTCTGTTCTGGCATTGAAGCAGAATTACATAGAATATTTATTGGACGTGTCTCATTTACATTACCAATCACAGGAAGTTCAACTTCAAATTTTGATGATAAAGGCACACCATATCGCTTAATGTTACTAATAAATGCGTTTAAATTATTTGTAGCGGATGAATTTGATGTTGCACCCTTTCCTGAAGGTGGTCTGGCAAGTGGTGCCCCCTGCACAATTTGGCTTTTGGAAACTTTTGTTCCAGATGCCACTACAGCTGCCGCTTCAGTTTCAGTTGTTGTGCCGGGAGTAGGTGGTACTGTTGGTACTGGTTCAATTGGTGGCACTGTTGGTTCTGGTGCCGGGCCAGATGTAGTTATTTCACTTTGCTTAGTAGTTTTAGCAAATGAGTATGCTTTAGATGTGTTACCTGCAGTTGATAGTACTGAACTGACTGGTGATCTTAGTTCTTTTAGTTGCTCTAATTCTTCTTCTGTTGATCCCTGTTGAGCAAATTCATTACATAAAATATTGTATTCTTCATATACTTGTTTAATAGCCGGCCAGTTAGTATCATAATAGATACCTTTCTGAACATCAATATTGTCCAAATCTGCCTGAGCAGTTGGACTAGCTGGATCAATAGCAGCAATCTGTGCTGCATAATCACTATATTGGGATATAAATTCTGGTAAAGATGCTAGCAAAGAATCTGCTTTTACTTGAATATCGGACAATAATATCATTTGAATTTCCTATTTGAATCTTTCCATACACTCGAAGCAGATGATCCAACAAAACGATGTACAGGCAACATACACGCCGTGGCCCACTCTTTTGGTGGTACTTCAAGAAATGGACTACGAAGATGATCAAACAAATACATTTTTATACAAGCTTGCGCGGGCGCCAATTGAGCCACACTCTTAACCAATTTCCATGAATATTCCAGTTTTGTTTTTGCATTCAATCTACCCGCACCAGTAATTTTCAAAAGTGCCTTGAATAACTGAAAGCGAGTCTGATAATCAAGGTAATGTAAGTTTAAACCCGTGAATGTATTTGAATCTCGAGCAAATGGGAGTACTAACGGAAACGTATCATAGTATGGTAATGTTTCCTTCATCTTTGGATCATAGTAAAACATATACAGTTTACCGGGAGTCAATACGTGGGTCATATTCTGACCAGCATTTCCCATCATTACTTTATTGGGAGTAACAGTACCCATCTCTTTGGTTTTATCAGAGAACCAAGCTTGACTATCTTTTACGTCACGAAATGAAATATGATTCTGTTCGAATATATTTTGCGTTATTTTAGGTTTTGTTGCCATTCTTCTTAGGGAATAAGTGATCTTCTGTTATGACCATAAATTGGTCAAATCCATTCTTGCGGGTCCACTCATCTGCTGCCTTCCACTTATCCATATTTACCACATAAGTAGCAGTTTCTTCGAGTAGACGTTTTGTCTTACGTTTGCCGCTGGGCGGAATAGTTTGCGCGCGCGGTTTAATTTCAACGAGGTACTTCTTCACTTCACCAGTTCGTGTCTTAACTTGAATAGCAAAGTCGGGGAAATAACGGCGCATTTTTTGATCTACCTGACTCCAATAAGGTATCGTTATCTCCTCTGAGCAAATTTTAAGAACAGATGGATTAGTATCTGCCCATAAAATAAATTTTTTTTCCCACGATGATCTGCAGATTATATTATTGACGTCACCCACGTATTTTTCTGGATGCATCATTGTATATTTTGTTGGTCTAGGATATGATTTAGACATTATTTCTTATTTTACTAAATAGATGGTAGCCACGGATATTCGACCATCCTGCTACCTCTAGTCAACCCAGTAAAGGAGTCTATATGACCAGCTTCAATATTTATCAATATTTTCTGGTCGAGTGGGATACCATTTGCGTGGAGTTGGGTGACGTGACATAAGGGTAAATAATTCAATTATCAGGTATTTACCATGGCAACAAGAAACAATTACACCCGGCCGGTCCCAATAAAAAACAATTACACCACTCCGAATGTGTCGACGACGATAAATCCGGAAACTGGAGAATCATACAAAAGTTCATCGAACATTAAGGATTCCGCTGGTAATGTATATAATGTTAAAAAATTCATGTACCCGGAAGACCTAGACTCTACTGCAAAGTATGGTCGGCATATGGTTATTTTCTATATTAATGTGAATACAAAGGGTAAAACTGAGACTAGTGATATCGAGACTCAAAAAACATATGAAATCCCAACTGAAGATTTAATACGAAATTCTGGCCAGCGCTTGGCAGAGGGTGTTGCTAATTTATCTGATACAGAAAAAGCAAAGATTGCGGGTGGTATCACTGCGGCGGTTGCAACTGGTATTGCATTAAGAAAAACAAATTTCGGGAAAGTTGCAGCTGCAACAGCCGCGGCAGCTGCCGTAACAGCAGGAGCTGGCGGCGCTGGTGTACTAGCTGTTGCAGCCACAATAAATGCAGCTGTTGTAAAAAGACTAGATACTGCAATTGCTTTATATATGCCAAATAGTGTTAAAACCAACTATGACGTCATGTGGGAAAAGCAAGGTGATGAGACATTCAAGAATATAGATTTAGTTATGTCGAGTGCGCAGAAGGTTGTTGATTCAACTCGTGCAGGTGATGGATTTCTGGGATCAGTAAAGGGTGCAGCAAAGGGACTAGGTGCAGTTGGAACTACCGGGGCTGGATTATTTGGATTACGATCAATCAAGAATGCGTTTGGTGAGGGTGCTGCAAAATATACAGAAAAAGCTGTCAGAGTAACAGAGGGTAATGCCAAGGAAGAACAGACGTTTGAAGGCGTTAACTTCCGTACATTTGATTTTGTCTATAATTTCATGCCCAAGTCACCAACGGAAGCAGAGAATATTCTGAACATCATACGTATGTTCCGCTATCACATGCTACCCGAATTCCTAGATGAACTATCATTCATGTATATCTATCCGTCGGAATTCAACATCAAATATTATTCAAATAACAAAGAAAATGAGTTCATTGAACGAATCTCCACTTGTGTTCTGACAAGTATGAACGTTGACTATACACCAAATGGTGAGTTTTCATCATTTAAAACAGAAGATAATGCGCCTGGAGGTATGCCAACTCATATTAATCTTCAATTGAGTTTCAAAGAATTGAGCAAACCAAGTAAAGAAACATCACCATGGAATAGGGTTGGAATGTAATGGCTTATTTTACTGCATTTCCTAAAGTCCAATATTTGTTCAATATTGGTGGAGTAGATCAATTAGTAGTTCTAAAAGATGTTATTCTCAATGTAAGATTTCGTCCTGATGTATTAAATCGGGTTGAGCTATTTGATGATTATTTGATTAAAGAAGGGGCAACACCAGAAGAAATATCTGAGATTCTTTATGGTGATCCAAAATTTCATTGGACCATTATGTTGATTAATGGTAAATTTGATAGAATTAATGATTGGCCAATGTCAGATAGAGCTGTTGAGGATTATACATTTAAAAAATATCTTACCAGTCCTCTTGATCTTCCCGAAGATATTATATATGAACCTAAGATTTTGTATGGTGAAATTCTATATCGAGAAGATTATACTGGTTTGGATTGCAATCCCGATACACCATTTAGTCACGAAGTAACAAATATTGAATATGAAATGACCTTGAATGAAAGTAAACGTCAAATCAAAATTATCAATCCAAAATTGATTGAGCAAGTTTCTCAGGAATTGAGAGTAGCATTTTCATGAGCAAACCTTTACCATTAGATCAAGCCGGTCAAGTTGAGATAGTACGATGCTCTATTATGAAGTCATCGGGTTTTACTATTGATATCATGCCTCAACTTGACTTTGTGAATATATATGAAGACATATATTCCCCGTTCATGAGCGGATATATTGTGTTATCGGATACGTATGATCTTCCGGGTGTTATTGGTCGGTCTGGACGCGATATGTTGTATCTTACTATTAAGACACCATCAATGAATGAACCACAATGGATCAATCGGGTATTTTACATATACAAGATGACTAACCGTACTGAATTCAAAGATAGACTTCAGGGTTATAAACTACATTTTGTCAGTTCGGAGTTTGCAACTGATATCATGAGAACTACATCAAAGTTGTTCTCAGGCACACCATCATCTATTGTTGCCAGTATTCTTGATGATCAACTTAAAACTGATTTACCATTAAT